GAGCGCGTTCTGTGCGTAGGGTGTGGCGGCGGGGCTTACTGAACATGATCCGCATCTCGGTTGATACCAGCGGCACCATTGCGATGTTGGCGCGCGCAGAAAAACAAGTGCGCTATGCCGCTGCCGTGGCGCTGACGCGCAGCGCAAAGCGGGTCGAATCGCGTGTCAAGTCAGACCTGGCCAAGCTTGACGCCAGCCCGTACACCTTGCGCAGCACGTTTTCCACCTCAGCCACGAAATCAAAACTGGAAGCGATGGTCGGCATTAAAGACAAAAAGCCTGGACGCGGCACCGCGCCGGCTATTTTGTTGAAGGAACACTTTGGCGGCGGCTCACGCGGAAACAAGCCGATGGAAAAGGCGCTGGCCGCGATGGGCGTGCTGCCCAACGGGTGGCGCGTGGTGGCCGGTGCCGGAATGCCGCTGGATGCCTACCACAACCCGAAGCGCGCAGCGATTACCGAGCTGCTTGGCAGCCTAAAGTCGCGCGCCAGTGTGTTTAAAGGGCGCGGCAAGAACATCAAGCTGATCGGCTACTTCGTTGTGTTGCCGTCCGCCCGGAGTCACCTGCAACCCGGAATTTACAAGCGCGTCGGACGTGACGCCATCAAGCCCATGCTGATATTCATCAAGGCCGCCACCTACCGCAGCCGCTTCGACCTATCACGCACTGCGCAATCCGTTGTCTCGCAGCACTTCAACGCTGAATTCAACGCCGCTTACGCCGCCGCACTGGCCACCGCCCGATGACCTACATCAACGAATCAGACGCGCGCGCGCAACTTGAAGGCATTGGCCTCGACCTGCCGCCTGGCGGGCTTGAGCTGTCGCACAATGGCAAATCGCGCCGCTGCAAGGTGATCGGCATGGATGCCGAAAAGCGCGGCTGGTATCGCCTCTCCGAGTGGGCCGCCGACGAAGGCGTGTTCCTGATCGGCACCTACGGCATATTTACTGGTGACGATCCCGGCATCCGCAAGATTGAGCTATCCAAGCGCTGCGCCGACTGCAGCCATGAAATGCCGCTCAAGGCCAAGGAATGCCCGGCCTGCCACAGCAAACAGTTCAAAAGCCGCGAGCTGACTGCCGAGCAAAAAGCCGCCATCAAGGCGCGGCAGGATGCCGACAAAAAAGCGGAAGTCGCCCGCCGCCGGACTGAGATCGTCAAGGCATCGCGCTGGGCATCCGCTGTCTGGCGCGCAAGCACCGAATGCACGCCGGCCGATCACGACTATTTAGCCCGCAAACATCTGGACCGCACTGGTGGCGCGCGGATATACCCAGGAAACGAAGGCGTCATGCTGGAAGGCGCCACGCCGGACGATTACAAATACCTGGGCACCTTCACCGGCGCCCTGGTGCTGCCGCTGTGCGACACCGATGGCACCGTGTTCGGCGTGCAATTCATCCTTTCGCGCGCCCACCACAAAGAGCGCATCACCCGCACCGGGCGCGACAAGGAATACTGGCCGGCCGGCATGTCGTCGGAAGGCAAGCTGTTCATCCTCGGCGGCTCGCCGCACGACATCGCCCTGATCGCCGAAGGCTACGCCACCGGCGTCAGCCTGCACATGGCCAGCGGCCTGCCGGTCGCCATCGCCTACAGCGCCGGCCAGATACAACCCGCCGCAGCCGCCCTGCGCAAACGCTATAAGCGCTGCAAATTCCTGGTTTGCGCCGACGACGACTGGCTGCAAAAATGCCGCGCGTGCGGTGTTTACACCCCGGTCAAGGATGCCCTGTGCGCGCATTGCGGCCAAGCGCATGGCAAACGCAACGCCGGCCTGGACCGCGCCAGCGAAACCGCCCTCGCCGTTGAAGGCGTCGCCTTCGTTCAGCCGGTGTTCAGCGATGAACGACCGGGCGACAAGAAAGGGCCGACCGACTTCAACGACCTGCACGTCGCCGAATCGCTCACCGCCGTCCGCATCCAGATCGAAGCGGCCATCGAGCGCGCCGGCTTCAAGCCTGCCGCCCCTGCCCTGGTCGCGCGGGGCACCTCACAAGGGGGAGCGGGGCAAGGCGACGAACCGCCCGCCACACACATCACTGGGCGGCGCGATGCGGTGTCCACGCTGCCACTCGACGACCTGGTGGATCGGTTTATCTACGTCGACGATGAGACGGGCGACTTCGCCTTCGATACCTGGACTAAACAAGTCGTCAAACTGTCCAAAGTAATCAAATTACTGCCGGCGCGGGTGCGCTTCGACGACGTGAAAGACCACCCAGTATGGAAAGCGCGCGCCGTCTATATCGACCAGATCGGCTTCGACCCCGCCGGAGAAGACAAGAACGTTCTCTGCAACCGCTGGACTGGCTGGCCGACCAAGCCCAGGCAAGGCCAATGCGAACGCCAGCTCGAACTGCTGCGCTACCTGTGTAGCAACGAACCCACCGGCGCCGACATCTACCACCACATCCTCTGCTGGATGGCCTACCCGCTGCAGAATCCCGGCGCCAAGCTCAAGTCCGCCATCGTGATCCACGGCCCGCAAGGAACCGGAAAGAGCATGGTGTTCGAAAGCTACGCGAGGATCTTCGGCGACTACGCCATGATCCTCAACCAGGGCGCCATCGAAGACAAATTCAACGCCGACTGGAGCGAACGCAAACTGTTCATCCTGGCCGATGAGATCGTCGCTAAGTCGGAAATGCACCACCTGAAAAACCAGCTCAAGAACTTCATCACGGGCGACTGGGTACGGGTCAACCCAAAAAACGTGGCCGCGCACCGCGAGCGCAACCACATGAACATCCTGTTCAGCAGCAACGAAAACCAGCCCGTGGTCATCGAAAACGACGACCGCCGGCACCTGGTGATATGGACACCGCCAAAGCTGCCGGCTGATTTTTACGTCGAGGTCGCCGAAGAAGTCGAAACCGGCGGCGTCTCCGCCTTGCACCACTACCTGCTCAACTATGACGTGGGCGACTTCAAGCCCTGGACGCTGCCGCCGATGACCCAGGCCAAGCGCGACCTGATCGCCATCGGCGCCGACAGCATCGAACGCTTCCTCGGCGAATGGCAGGGCGGTGACATCGACGGCATCCCGTTCTGCCCGTGCGGAACTGGCGACCTGTACCGGCTATATCTCCGCTGGTGCCGCGAGAATGGCGAAAAATATCCACGCACCAGCGCCCAGTTCATGGGCAACCTGGCCAAACGCGAAGGCTGGATCAAAGCCCACAAAGACCGCCTGGAAAACCTCAACGACCACGGCAGCATCATCCGCCAACGCATGATCATCCCGCCAGAGTCCGCCCTGATCGCAGCCAAGGAAACCGGCAAAGACTACCGCCGCAAAGACACGCAGACGCAGTTGCAATGGATCAGCGGCTGCTTCTTCGACTTCCGCACCGCCGTCGATTCTGGATCGCAGCCATGACAGACCGCACGCCCGCACGCCTGACCGCACACCCAACCGCACGGGCTAATCCAGCTGCCACAGCGGAACCGCACGGGCGAACGGCTATGTGCAGGCGCGCGCACACAAGCGCAATCAATACCACACACCCCACACACGCACACGCGGGCCTCACGCATGTGTGCGTAGTGGCGTGCGGTGGTGTGCGCCCGTGCGGTCGCGCTGCCAGCGCGGGTTGTGCCCGTGCGGTCAGGCGTGCGGGTGGCGTGCGGTTGTGCGTGCGCGCGTTTCACACCCACACGCATTTCTAAAAAAATGGAGTAGAGGAATGAACAGCAAAATGAAAAATGGTCAACAAAGCGCCACAAGGCCCGATTTTGCCGCTGGCGATGCTTTCCCTATACACGGGCAAGGGGTGGGAAAAGAAAACGCCGGAAACGCAGGCTGTGAAGCGCGCGCGCAGTCAGACATTCAGAAAAACAAATCATGACCCTCGACCTCAACATCGTCCGCGCCGACTTTGCCGCCTACCTCGGCAGCAATGCCAGCCGGCGCCACAGTCTAGACGCCGCGTTGATGCACGTTGTAGAAGCCGCCTACCAGAAAGGGCTGTCCGATGCCTTGCTTGTGCCCGCAGTGCTGCGCGACGCCATCCCCAACCTGGACGCCGGAATGGCGGCTGGAAACGGAAGCGCGGATGGTTTTGAGCTGGCCGCTGTGGCGCCGACAGGAATATCTGAAGATTCCGGCGGTACAGGGCAGGGAGGAAGCGTTGAAGGCGACCATGCTGCGCCTGCATGCGCAGCGCCCGGCGAAGCCTTGAAAGGGGGCGCGCTGGCCAAGCTGGCTGGCATGTGGTGCAACGACGCAGCGTTTCAACACTGGATCAAAGCGCTATCGCCCGACCTATGGGATAGATACGCCGCCAAAGCGCAAACCGGCGACAGCGACCACCTGATCGCCGGAAACATCATCCGCCACATGGTCGGCGTCAAAACCCGCGCCGAACTCGATCACAACGCCGCCGCCGCGCAGGTATTCAGCCAGATGATTCGCGCGCCGTATGCGGCGCACCTCAAGGCCAACCCGTAAAGGCCACCGATGACCCGCGAAACCCAGTCCGCTTTTGCCCGCCGCATCGGCCGCGCCAAGTCATGGATTACCCAGCTCAAGGAAGCCGGCCGGCTGGTGATGGATAATGAAAGTGGGCTGGTAGAGGTCGAGGCCAGCATCGCGCGCATCGCCGAAACGGAAAACCCGGCTCGCGCCGGGGTGGCGGAACGTCACGCCGAACAGCGCCAGCGCCAGGAAGCGACCGCCGGCCACGCCGCCACACCGGGCAACGCCCCGCCGCCGATGGAAAAGATCGGCCAGCAGTACAAATACTGGCAGGCGGTGAAGATGAAAGCCGACGCCGAGCAGGCGCAGATGGACCGCGATCGCAAGGCAAACGACCTGGTGCCGCGCGATGCCGCCAACTTTGCCATGGACGATTTAAGCGCCGGCGTGCGCGGCCGGCTGGAAAACATCCCGGACCGCTGGGCGCCGGTCCTCGCCCCCTTGTCCACGCTGGACGAACTGCGCGCCGCGTTGATCGAAATGGTGGAAGACGAACTGCGCGCGCTGGCCGAACAGCAGCGCAAGCGCGCCGACGAACTGGCAACATCGCCCGCCGCCTGAACATGGCCGACCTCGCCCAACAATCCGCCGCCGCAATCCCCGCGTTGATCCAGCGCGGCGCGCGCGGCATCGCCCCGCGCCAGCGTCTGACGCCCTCGCAATGGGCCGACCATCACCGCTGGATATCGAGCAAACAATCCGGCGAGCCGGGCAAGTGGCGCACCTCGCGCAACCCTATGCTGGGCGAGATCATGGACGCCTTCAGCCCGTACAACACGGTGCGCGAGATCTGGGTGATGAAGTCTAGCCAGGTCGGCGTCACCGAGGCCACGGTCAACGTCACCGGCTACTACATGCACCATTCGCCATGCCCGGTGATGATCTTCATGCCGACCGAGCAGGAACGCGACAAGTGGAAGGCGCAAAAGCTGAACCCGATGTTGAGTGAAACCGCCTGCATCCGCGACATGCTGGGCGGCCTCAAAAGCCGCGACGCAGCCAACCGCGCAGACATGATCGACTTTCCCGGCGGCATCGTGTTCCTGGCCGGCGGCAACTCGCCCAACAGTTACGCGCAAAAATCCGCCAAGGTCATCATCGTTGACGACTTTGACCGCTTCCCGAGCGAGATCGGCGAAGAAGGCGACCCGGAAGGGCTGGTGCGCGGCCGCTGTAAAGCTTTCCCCAGCACGCACAAGATCGGCTTCATCAGCACGCCAACCATCAAAGAGGCCAGCCTGATCGAGCGCGGTTTCCTGCGCACAGATCAGCGCCGCTACCGCGTGCCGTGCCCGCACTGCGGCCATGTGCAACAACTGCGCTGGGGCAACCTCAAATGGGACCAATCGCACGCCGTGCCGGCCTGGGCGGAATACGAATGCGAGCAATGCGGCAAGGGCATCGGAGAAAACCACAAGCCCGGCATGTTGCGCGATGGCATCTGGGTGCCGGACATGCCCGAGATTGTCACTCGGCGCGGCTACCAGATCACCGCGCTGACCGCGCCCATTGGCCTCGGCCCCTCCTGGCTTTCGCTGGCGCAGGAATTCCTCATTGCCAAGCAAGACCCCGGCACGCTGAAAACATTCGTCAACCAGAACCTGGGCGAGACCTGGGAAGACCAGACCAGCAAACTCAAGCCACACGACCTCGCCCGCCGCATGGGCGCGCACGACCTGCGCGACATTCCGCCCGGCGTGTTGGCAATCACCGCCGGCATCGACACGCAGGACGAATGGCTCGCCGTCACGCTGCTCGGCTGGGGCGCGCCGCTGCGCGAAGATGGTCCGCCGCGCCTGTGGATACTGGACTGGCACGAGATTCGCGTCGCGCAAAAAGACACCACGCACGTCGAACTATGGGACGAACTGGAAGCCTACCTGCACCTTCCGCTGATCAACGCCTACGGGCGGCAGATCAAGATCAGCGCCGGCGGCATCGATAGTCGCGGCCACCGCAGCCAGGAAGTGCGCGCCTTTGTTACCCGGCACAGCCTGCGCGTTCCGGTCTATGCCGTGCAGGGCGCCACCACCCGCATCAACCGCCCCATCGCGCAGGCCGCCAGCGATGCCGACAAATCGCGCAAGGGCAAGGTCTACCGCGATGCCTATGGCGTGTGGAACGTCGGCACCGAATACAACAAACAATGGATCTATGGCCAGCTCGCCGCCGACATGGAACGTGCCGAGGATGAGCGCACCTTCATCTTCCCAGGCGGCCTGCCGAGCGACTATTTCGACGGTCTGCTGTCCGAAGTCTACGACCCGGCCAAGCGCCGCTTTGTGCAGAAACCCGGCGCCCGCTACAAACGCAATGAACCCATCGACACGCTCGACTACGCCTGGGCCATCGGCCACCACAAAGCCATCTTGATCGGCATGCGCCACACCCGCGATGGCTTCGCACCAAATCCGGCCTGGTGGAAACGCAAGGCGGAAGAACTGGAACGCGCCGTTGACACTGGCCAGATCGCGCAAACGCCAGTCGCCGCCATCCTGCCGCCGCTACATCATCACCGCGCCCTGCCGCGCGGCATCGCCCGGAGATAAAATGGCCACCTTGCGCGAGATCATGAAGTTCATGTGCGACTGCGCGGCGCAATCAGGCCACACGTTCAGCGACGAAGTGGCGATGCAGTTGGAGCAACAACTGCGGCGCAGTTATGGCGGTGATCGGATTTACATCCCGCCGGCCGATTCGCGCAAAGACCCGGAACGCGGCGAGGCCATCCGCCAGGCGGCGCGCACACTGCCGCGCGGCGTCATCTGCACCCGCTTCGGCATCAGCCGGCAACTGGTATCGCACCACCTCAAGAAAGGCAAAAACCCGGCCGCATAGTTTGACGGGGCCGCCCTAATCTGGCCGCATGGAAATTGCGACCACCGAACCGACCTCACTGCGTGCCGGCGATACCTGGGCCTGGTCGCGCCAGCTTGCCGACTACCCGGCAACCGCCTGGACGCTGACCTATTATTTCCGCAACGCCACGGCCTACTTCGACATCGTCGCCACCGCCAATGGCAGCGACTACGCCATCAGCGTCGCCAAGGCCAGCACCGGAAAAACCGCCGGCTGGTACGACTGGACCGCGTTTGTCGAATCTGCCACCGAACGGCATCAGGTTGACGCCGGACGCTGCCAGATTCTGCCCAACGTCTCCGCCGCCGCCGTCAGTGATGGCCGCACGTTCGCCCGCCGCATGCTGGATGCCATCGAAGCCGCGCTCGAATCACGCGCAACTGGCGACCAGCTCGACCTGATCAGCGCCGGCACTGGCGACCGCAACATCGGCCGCGATAAGGATCGCCTGATGCAAATCCGCACTCAATTCCGCCTTGAAGTGCGCGCCGAAGAAGACAAGGAACGCCGCGCCAATGGCGGCGCCGGGCGCAACCGTATCGTGATGGTGGGCTGATGCAAACCGCGATCCAACTCGATGAAGTGACCCTCGGCCCGGTGCGCGTTATCGCCCAGCGTCGCGCGCCTGCCGCGCCGCGCCGGCTGGAAACCTGGAACCAGATCGCGCAACTCGCCACCCGGCCGCCGCGCGTGCTCAAGTCGTTCAAAGCTTCCGGCGAATACAAGTCCGGCAACGTCGAGCGCACCACCGCCCGCTGGAACAGCAGCCAGGCCGATGCCAACCGCGCGCTGCGCTACTCGCTGACCACCATGCGCGCCCGTTCGCGCACGCTGGAACGCGACGACCCTTACGCCAAGAAATTCCTTGGCCTGTGCGAGACAAACATCATCGGCCCGGACGGCATTACCGTGCAAAGCCGCGTCGAGGAAATCGCGCCCGATGGCCGCGTCATTTCCGACACCGCCGCCAACCGCATCATTGAGCGCGAGTATTTCAAGTTTTCCCAAGCCGGCAACTACGACGCCACGCACCTGCTCAGCCGCGCCTCGTTTGAGCGCCTGTTCATTCGCACCGTCGCCCGCGATGGCGAAGTGCTGGTCAAGAAAATCGACGACAAGAAAAGCCGCTGGGGGCGTCGCTACCAACTGCTCGAAGCAGATTGGCTGGATGAGACGTACAACGAAGACCGCGCCGATGGCACGCGCATCATCATGGGCGTTGAACTTGCGCCCAGCGGACAGGCCATCGCCTACCATCTGCATACCCGGCATCCGGGCGACATCGCCGGCAGCAAGCGCGGCGAGCGTGTGCGCTACAGCGCCGACCAGATCAAGCTGCACTTCCTACCCACCCGCGCCGGCCAGGTGCGCGGCATCCCCTGGATGCACGCCGCCATGAGCCGGCTTTACCAGTTGGGCGAGTTCGACGAATCCGCCCTCATCGCCGCCCGCATTGGCGCCGATAAGGCGATGCTGCTGGAAGACCCGGAAGGCATGGTCGCCGACTCCGTGGCTGATGGCGCGCTGCCCGGAGACAACGGCGACGAAACCGGCCCGCTGTACTTCAACAGCCAGAAAGGATCAATCGACATCCTGCCGCGTGGCGCCAAGATCGCGCAGTTCGACCCCAATTACCCGAGCGACGCTTACGGCCCCTTCGTGCTCGCCGCCTTGCGTGGCGTCTCCACCGGATTCGGCGTCGAGTATCACAGCCTCACCGGCGACCTGTCACAAGTCAATTTCAGCAGCATCCGCGCCGGCACGCTGCAAGAGCACGACATGTGGAAGATTTTGCAGGGCTGGGCCATCGAAAGCCTGTCGCAAGACCTGTACGCAGACTGGCTGATGATGGCGCTGCTGTCGCCGTTCAAGCCGCTTAGCTACCTGCCGGCCGGCAAGTACGACAAGTTCAACAGCCCAACATTCCAAGCCCGCCGCTGGGAATGGGTCGACCCGAAGAAAGACCTCGACGCCAAGATCCTCGCCATCGGCGCCAGGCTGACCAGCCATCGCCGCGTCATGGCCGAACAGGGCATCGACCTGGAAGACCTGCTAGCCGAAATTCAGGCCGACAAAGCGCTGGCCGCCAGTTACGGCATTGACCTCGATCAACTCACGCCGCCAACGCAACAGCCTGCGGCACAACCGGAGCCACAAGATGAAGTGGTATGACATCAAGGCCCGCGCGGAGAATGACCCGCGCGCCGCCGGCAAGAAATCCGCCGAAGTCTTCATTTATGGCGACATTGGCAAGAGCTGGTGGGATGAAACCACCACTGCGCAGAACTTCGTTGGCGAGATCAACGCGCTGGATGTGGACAGCCTCACGGTACGCATCAACAGCTATGGCGGCAGCGTCAGCGATGGCCTCGCCATCTACAACGCGCTGAAACGCCATAAGGCCAGCGTCACTTGCGCCATCGATGGCGTCGCTCTGTCCATCGCCAGCCTGATCGCGATGGCCGGCGATGAAGTCGAGATCGCCGAAAACGCCATGCTGATGGTGCACGCCCCCTGGGGCGGCATCATGGGCAATGCGGTCGAGATGCGCGAATACGCCGATGTGCTCGACAAGATGGCCGCCGCCATGAGCACCAGTTACGCCGCGCGCAGCGGCAAGCCTATCGAGGAATGCCTGGCACTGCTGACCGATGGCGTCGACCACTGGTACACCGCCGCCGAAGCCGTCGCCGAAGGATTCTGCACCACGCTGACCCCCGCGCTGGCGATTGCCGCCAGTGCCTCCGAACAAACGCAGCCTGGATTCTGGGCCGCGCGCAAATCCAAACCGACCGCCACGGCAGTCGTCGCGGAATCTCCTGCGGCCGCCGCCGCAATCACCCCTGAAAAGGAAAAAACCATGCCCGAATTGAACCAATCCCAGGCGGCTGCACCCGATACCGCCGCCATCCAGGCCAGCATCAACGCACGCAACAGCGCCCTGATCGAAACCGGCCGCGCCTACGCCAAGTTCGGCGGCGAAGCGCTCGCCATGCAGGCTGTGTCCGAAGGCTGGACCCAAGACCAGCTCAACGCCAAACTGCTTGCCGCCGCCTCTACCGGCCCGGCGCACGCCGCTTATGGCCAGGGCGCGCGCGCCGACAGCAACGAAAACCCGAAAACCCAAGGCTTCAAGTCCTTCGGCGAGTTCGCGCATGCCGTGCATGCCTCGGCTGTACGCCCGCAAAGCACCGATATCCGCCTGGGTGGCGCGTCCGCCGGCTTCCAGGCCGCTGCGACCACCTTCGGCAACGAAAGCACCGGCTCTGAAGGCGGTTTCGCCGTCCCGCCCGAGTACAGCGACCGCATCGCAAGCCTGATCACCGCCGAACAATCCATCCTGTCGATGTGCGACAGCATGCCGACCGGATCCAACCGCGTGATTCTACCGACCGACGAAGACGCGCCCTGGGCCGCCAGTGGTGGCATTCAGGTCTATTGGGCCAACGAGGCCGGCACCTACACGGCAAGCAAGCCGAACCTGAAAGAAATGCAGGTTCCGCTGCACAAGCTCTATGCCTTCGTCCCGATGACCGAAGAACTGCTCGAAGACGCGCCGATGATCGAGCGCTATCTTAACGACAAGTCAGCCGCGAAAATGGACTACGCCATCACCAACGCCATCATAAACGGTAGCGGCAATGGCCAGCCCCTCGGCATCCTGAAAGCCGGCTGTCTGGTCTCGGTCGCCAAGGAAAGCACCCAGGCCGCCGCCACCATCGTCGGCGCAAACATCCTCAAGGCCTACGCCCGCCAGATGAATCCCGGCCGCTCGGTCTGGCTGTGCAACAGCGACACCCTACAAATGCTGATGAGCATGAACATCGAGTTCAAGTCATCGGCCGGCGCCGGAATCGCCGCAGGTGCGCGCTTCCCGACCATCACCCTGCCGGGCGAAAACGGCAACACCTTCGCCACCATCATGGGCCGCCCGGTGGTTGTCACTGAAGCCTGCGCCACGCTGGGCACCGTCGGTGATGTCATCTTTGCCGACCTGGCCGGCGGCTACTTCGCTCCGTACAAGGCCGGCGGCGTACAGGCTGCGGTATCCATGCACCTGTATTTCGACCAAGGCTTGAATGCCTTCCGCTGGTCGTTCCGTGTCGGTGGTCAACCGTGGCTGTCCGCTGCGGTCACCCCGGCAAGCGGCTCGGCCAACACCAAGTCCAGCATGGTCGCCCTGGCAACACGATAACCGCGCGCTAACCGGCACATCAGGCTGCCGACATCCGGCAGCCTGAAACCAAACACTGAAAGGAAACGAAATGCCTACAGCACACATGCACGAAAACGTCCGCACCGTTGTTGCGGTCGCCCCGGTCGCCATTGGCACCACCGGAACCGGCCAGGTTGGCAAGATCATCGACCGCTCCGGTTATTCCGGCGTTGAATTCTTGATCGCCGCCGGCACCATCACCGCCACCGCCGCCGTTTACACGGTGACCGTGAAGGAAGGCGACGCCACCGGCAGCATGACCAGCGTGGCCGATGCCGACCTGATTGGCACCGAAGCACTGGCCGGCATCGCTGCTGGCGCCCGCACTTCCGGCACCGGAAAGAACGTCACCAAGCGTATCGGCTACAAGGGCAGCAAGAAATACGTCCAGTGCGGCATCAAGTCCACCGCAACGGCCGGAACACTGGTCGGAATTACCGCCCTGCTGCACAGCCCGCGCGTTTCACCGACCGCCAACCCGTAAGCGCTTGCACCTAACCAGGCAACTCGCCTGCACGGTCGGCGCTCACCCGCCGACGCCGGAACCGTCACCGGCACCCTTAACCGTCTGGTGAGAGACAATGGAAAAACCGCTGAAAAAACCGCTGCACATCACGATCCTCGGCCTCGGCCCCAGCCTCGAAGAATACGTCAACCTTGTCAAACGCCTGGGCAGCCGCCGCGCGTTCAACGATGAAACCTGGGGTATCAATGCCGTCGCCGATGTGGTGACCTGCGACCGCGTATTTCACATGGATGATGTTCGTATTCAGGAAATCCGCGCCGAAGCGCGCCCCGAATCCAACATTGCCAACATGCTGACCTGGCTGAAAACTCACCCCGGCCCGATCTACACCAGCCGCGCCCACCCTGATTATCCAGGCCTGGTTGAATTCCCGCTTGAGGAAGTCATCAGCGCGCTGAAATACGATTACTTCAACAATACCGCCGCCTATGCGCTGGCCTTGGCGATTCACCTAGGCGCGGAAAAAATCAGCCTGTTCGGCTGCGACTACACCTATCCCAACGCGCATGACGCGGAACGCGGCCGCGCCTGTCTTGAATTCTGGCTTGGCGTTGCCGCCGCCCGCAATATCGACATTGCCATCCCGAAAAATAGCAGCCTGATGGACGCGCTCTATCCGCAACAGCAAAGGCTGTACGGCTACGACACGCTGGATATCTCCATGCGCCAGGCGGATGGCCAGATCAGCATCGAAATGACCCCGCACGACCGCCTGCCAACCGCCGACGAAATCGAATCGCGCTACGACCACAGCGCGCACCCAAACCCACTTGTGAGCTAAAAAATGACCGATCCTAATCTGCGCGGATTAATGGTAGACGACCTGACGCGAGGCCGCCGCCCGCTGGGCAATGTTGCGGAATACGCCACCGACGCCTCCGGCAACACGGTGCTGGTTGGGCCGGATGGGGAAAGCCTCACCTACGCCGGAAAAGTAAAGCGGTCGGCGATCATGACCCGCAGTATGTGCGGTCGCTTTGCCTCGATGGCATTGTCTGGAAATCGGACAACCAGTATCGAGTACGTCCTGGCAGCACCTTATGACCGCGTGCGGATCATCCTGCCCAACTTGTACACGTCAGCCATCCCAGACGTAAAAGTTTGCGTGGCACCGACAAACACGCAGCGCGGCGAGACGCAGACAGCCGGAGGCTCGGCAGCAAACTCGCTACTTACGCCATCAGGCGGAGTTGGCACATGGATCGACGCCGCGACTATCGAGCTTGCCGCATCGGATGGCACCACACCATCTTTCACCGCCACGGAATGGATTGATGTTTCCGCGTTGGCAAGAGTTGACGGTGGCGCCGGTAGCATCTTGCTGGTGCGGATTGAAATTCCCGTCGCCTCGGCGTACCTGACCCAAATGTATTCCGGGACTTTCGACAAGTGGGGCAATACCGCCGATGTCGGCGCGCGCACCTACCGCGCAACCTCACAAAACGTTTTAGGAGTTACCACAAAAGCCCTTTGTACGGGGTACGGATGGGACGATTTCCACCAGGCGGCGATCGTGCAGTATGTCAGCCGCGTCGCTGGTGTCACAGTGTGCGGATTTGGCGATTCCATTACCGAAGGTTCTGGCGTTGATCCCTATGGATATTCCTGGCTGCATCAATCAGCCGAGGCCGTGAGTCGCGCAGCGTGCCCTGTCGAGTCGGCGAACTTTGGCTGGGGCACCAAGGACAGCAACGAGTTTTACGCCTTGGCCGCGCTTATCGTGCCCTTGATCAAGCCGCACATAGTCTTCTGGTCGGCATTTACCCCTAACCTTTTCTCGGCCGCATCGGATATCAACACCATGCGCGCCTACGCCGCACGCCTCAAACAACTAGCCGCCGACTACGACACGGTGCCCGTGATGTGGACAGGGATTCCAAGCACCTATGGCCTTGCACAGGGAAAAGACTGGGCAACGCTGGATGCAACTCGGGTGTCATACAACACGGAAATCCTGGCGAGCGGCGAGGTCGTTTGCGACTTTTCCAGCGTGATGACGGGCGGATTTAACGCGACCAACGCGGCGCAGTACGACATCATCAGCGGAGCAACGACTGACGGCTTGCACCCAAACACTACCGGAGTTCAGATTATGGCAGGCAAGGCTGCCGAGACAATGAACTGGCTTGGTATCCACTCATAGCGGATGCTGACGTAACCCAACACAAACCCGCTTCGGCGGGTTTTTTACGCCTGCCAAATAGGCAAAAACCCGGCCGCATAGTTTGACGCGGCGGACCTA